CGCGTGTATGGCGGGTATGTGTTCCTGTTCGGCGGCGGGAAGTTGATTACGGTTTATGCCCTGCCGCTCGAATACAGGCGCATGGCCATACAACAGGAACAGCGAAAACGCCGCATGGCGAAACACAGATAAAGGCGGGGCGGGGCGAGGCGAGGCGAGGCAAGGCCAGGCTGGGCGAGGCAAGGCTAGGCAGGGCGTGGCAAGGCAGTTGGGGTATGGCTTGGTTGTGTTTGGTTAGGCGGGTTGCGGCAAGGATTGGCAGGCAAGGTCTGTTGTGTTATGGATGGCGCGGAAGGGCTTGACGTGGCAGTCAAGGCGTGTTATGGAACGGCGGGGTCCTGCGAGGTACGGTAGTGTGCGGCAGTTATGGCAGGGTATGGTTAGGTGACGCGCGGTTTGCTGGGGTGTGGCAGGCGTGGTATGGCCAGGACGGTGAGGCGATGTGCGGCTCGGTTTGGTAAGGCTGGCAAAACGATATAAGACGGAGGATGAAAATGGAAAACGAACGGAAGTATTCATGGAAGTACGGCAACCGCTTCTCTGCGCAGATGGTTGGCGAGCAGTTTGAGGCCATCGAGAAGCGCGACGGAACGCTGACCAAATCGGCCATCGTGGACGCGGCCCGGAGCGAGGACAGCCCCATGCACGGCATGTTTGAGTGGGATGACGCTGTGGCCGGCGAACTGTACCGCGAGAATCAGGCGGGCTACTACATTCGCACGCTGGAGGTCAAGATCGTGCCCGTGGGAAGCATCAGCGGCAAGGCTGTCAACATGCGCGGGTTTGTGAATGTCACGCCTGTGGACACCAAGCGCCCGGAGTGCAAGGGCACATTCATGAATGCAAACAGGGCCATTGAACAGCCTGATACCTACAAGATCATGCTTGACCGCGCAAAGAACGAGCTGCGGATGTTCAAATGGAAGTACAAGGACCTCAAAGAGCTTCGGCCTGTGATGGATGCGATAGGCCAAATCGAGATGGAGGTGTGACGCATGGCTGAAATCAAACGTGGCACTGCGATGCTCCTGACTGCTGGTGATCCTGCGATTGCCAACGCCATTGCTGACGGCATTCTGACCGCGCGGGCCTTGACGCCTGCGCAGGACGAGACCCCGGAGGCGGCAGTCATCCGCAAACGTGCGGCGGATGCGCTTCGACGCATCGACATGCGGTGCAGGCCCAAGGAGGCCGACGATGACGACATCGAAACGCGCATCCTGAAGGCCCAAGCGACCTACGGCACAGCGGCGTGCGAACCGTCCCTCCTGCGGACTATCGGCGGAAAACTGCTGGGGCTGTACGGATTTGCGGTGCTGAAAGTGCATGACTTCCTCGATTTCGATAACGTACGGTGGAGGGGGTGATGGGCTGATGTGGATTAGGGAGTACAGAGAGCGCATGGGCCTGGAGCTTTTCGAGTTCGCACGGATCGTGAACATGTACAGACGCTATGCGCAGTTACAGATGAACGGCATTATCAGCGACAAGCTGATCCACATGCTTGAAGTAGACGAGATGGCCATCACCCACCCGGTGCTTGCCAATGCCATCGCAACTGTATGCGGTGCAACGCAGGAACAGCGCAACGGTATCGTAGCGCCGTATAACAAATGCGATTGGATATGCCCGAGCGACGCCGAAACCAAGCGGCTTATAGACAGGGCGTTTTACATGGTCATGCGGAGGATGCCTGACGAAGAAAAGTCTGATGAAGGCACGAATGAGGGTCCGTCGCTGGCTTTCAAAAAGCGCCCGGTGTTGAAGCTGGACAGGATGGGCAATACGCTGGAAAGCTACAACTCTGTTCAGTCAGCGGCAATTGCGAACAAACTGAGCACCAAGTGGGTGCGCAACAGGTGCCGCAAGACCATCAAGGACAAGCGGTTCATATTCACCGATGACCGCAACTACACTTTCAGGTATGCCGATGAATGGGATGAGATGTCACAGGCTGAGAGGCTTGCTGATATAGGGGTGGGGCAGTAGATGTCAGCCCAAATGCAGGAAGTCAACGATAGATTGCGGCGCAAGACCGTGGGGATTCCTGGATTGCGTTCGGCAGGGTAGGCCCTTGCACTTCCTGCATACACCACAAATCGGAGAGGGGGATTGGTTCGCATGAAGATACGGCTGAACGTGCTTGCGAAATGATGTAAAGGCGTGATCCGGCAGCCGCGTTCCCAGCGGCCACATAAGGAGGCATCGGCCAGCATGTATACTTCTGGTTTCACTTAGGTATGACAGCCGAAACAAACCGCTTGCATCTGAGCCGTAAGGATAGCAAGTAAAACGCTTGAATTGCCAGTCGTTTCAGGCGGAGCCGGGTTTATACCATGCGGTTTCCTGGCACCCGGCAGGGTATTGCGACATTACTACACGGCGCGTTTCACATAACTATGCGCAACACCGAAACGCGCCGGACATGGGGGGACTGGTTGTTGAAGCGGGTTCGATTCCCGCACCCTCCACCAGCCGTTTGATGGCACTCCTTTCGTTGGGGCTATAAGCCCAGCCGTATGCGTTCAACTTCCTCGCATAGGCGTCCGCCTGTAAGGCCATACCTCTTTTTCAAGCAGAGCTTCTTCAAGGATGACACTTATTAAAGGCGGACTATACGGGAGATTAGCTCAGTGGTTTAGAGCGACTGGCTGTTAACCAGTAGGCCCGGGGTTCAAATCCCCGATCTTTCTCCTATATGCCGCCATCTTCCAAGGGCAGGAAAGCTGATTCGTAATCAGTGAATGTAGGTTCGATTCCTACTGGCGGCTATTTGCCGAAGTAGTTCAACGGTAAAACAGGGGCTTTGTAAACCCAGGTTCAGGGTTCGATTCCCTGCTTCGGCTCTACCAAAAGGCGCTAACAGCAATCATTTTTCTTGCGAAATTTAAGAAACAGCGCCTTGTAAACTCCCGCTTCGGCGGGAGACCATAATGCAGGCAAGGGCGGTTGCAACCCCGTGTAAATGCAGAGCATGGTAATTTGCCGGATTGGCCGAGCGGTTGATGGCAGCGGTCTTGAAAATCGCAGGGCGCAAGCCCCAGGGGTTCAAATCCTCTATCCGGCGTTATGCGAACGTGGCAGAGTTGGTCGATAGCACCCGCCTCGAAAGCGGGAGGCCGCAAGGTCCGCAGGTTCAAATCCTGCCGTTCACGCCAAAAGGCCGGTTCGATTCCGGCTCAATAGCAGAGGGCAGGTGCGACGGGGATCTCCGGGCAGTGTCGGAGATGATTGTGCTGAGTCAGATGACGACTCTCAGCTAACCTACGGGCGTGACCCGGCAGAGGACAAGGCTCGACTGCATGGCAAGGTGGTCGTTAAACTGTCAAAGATTTCCGCGAGAAATTTCCGCGTTTCCCTCGCGTTAAGCTCAATAGAAATGGGGATGGGTCGGGGTGGCGGAATAGGTAGACGCATGGTGAGCCTGCAATGCGCCTCGTGCAGTAGACGCGCAGGGTTTGAGCCAGTCAATGTGACACCTTAAACTGCATGGTTGTCACGACATGTGTGGTGCAAATCCACACCCGCGATCCATTATCCAAAAGGTGGTGAAGAAGATGGACATGTGCAAGTGGCTGTCTGACGAGTTCAGCGCAATATGCGTCAATGGCGACTGCCCAGCGTGCGGTGATGGATGTCCTGCGCTGAACTACTACGAGATATGCAAGTACGCCGAGGAAAAGGACGGTGATAAGGGTGAATGACGGCAAGGTCGTCAGCGTGGACGAACTGAAGCGTAGGGTGGCGGAGCGCTTTGAGAATACCCAGGGCGTCAATGCGTTCCTGAAACTGATAGACGACACACCTCCCGCGAAGGACGTGGAGACCGTGAAAGAAGGCGTGTGGCTGTACACGGAGGCTGAAGGCGGCCTGAAATACTGGCTGTGTTCAAATTGCCGGGATGCCTTCTGGCGCAAAAACCCGCATGACATGAACAGGTGCTACCGCTGCGGGGCAAGGATGAGGTTACAGTCATGACGGCATATGAGAAGTGGGAACGCGCTGACAACGAGGTCTTTCACCTGAGTGAGGCCATTGACCAGTTGAGCCAGGTGCGCGACTGTGATGATGTAATTGATGTCTTGAATGGCCGCATGATGGTCCTGGGCTTTGAGCGTGACCAATATCATGCGATGCTGGAGGAACAGAACTGGCGCGAGGATGCGGAACTGAGCAGGGAGTACATGTTAGCGACGATATGAGAGAGGTGAGAGGTTGAACATTAAGAACATGAAGGTCTTTGCCGACACCCGCAAGATGTCCCATGAAGAATGGCTGGCGTCGCGCAGGAACGGCATTGGCGGGTCGGACGCAAGTGCCATCCTTGGCGTGAATCCGTACAGCTCGCCGCTCAAAGTCTATCTGGACAAGATCGGCAAGAGTGAGGACAAGGAAACCAACGAGGCCATGCGCCAGGGGACAGACCTGGAGCAGTACGTGGCGGACAGGTTTGTGGAGGCCACTGGAAAGAAGGTTCGCAAGTGCAACAAGATACTCCAACACCATGAATATCTGTGGATGCTTGCCAACATTGACCGGGACATCGTGGGGGAAAACGCCGGTCTGGAGTGCAAGACGACCTCCCCGTATTCCAAATTCAAGTTCGATGAGGGTGAGATCAACCCGCACTACTACTGGCAGTGCATTCACTACATGGCCGTGACTGGCGCAGACAGGTGGTACGTGAGCATCGTGGTGCTCGGAAAGTCCCATCATGTGTTCTGCATCGAGCGGGACGAGGCGGACATCGCGACGCTGATCGAGGCCGAAAAGGACTTCTGGCTAAACCACGTCAAGCCGAAGGTGCCGCCGCTCCCTACGGGCAGCGAGGTCGATGACGAAGCTCTGAAAGTCTTATATCCAAAGGGCGACCAAGGCGATGCCTTCATTGCACTGGAGGACATGGACGACCTGCTGAATCTTCGCGCGTTGAAGGTCAAGCAGCGCGACGAAATACAGAAGGAGATTGACGAGATTGACCAGCAGCTCAAAATGACCATGGGGTCCTTTGAGCGCGGCATTACCCCGAATTGGACGGTGCGGTGGACGAACACTTGCAGCAACCGCATTGATACCAAGGCGCTGAAAGCCAAATATCCGAAGATCGCGGCAGAAGTGACGAAGGTGACGCCGGGGAGAAGGTTTACGGTGAGCAGGGTGGGGGCGGAGGATAGCGCATGAAATATTTTTCAGAATTGACAAGGCAAAGAATGTCGGAAGCCGCTAAGCGACGGTGTGATGATGAATGGAGAAAGCGCCAATCCGAGATGAAATCAACGGCACTTGATACGGACAAGATAAAGGCGCTTTACGAGAGAGGCATGACACAGGCAGAGATCGCGGCAGAGATGGGCGTGACGCAAAAAGTAATTTGGCGACACATGAAAAATCACGGCATAAGCGCAAGGGTCGCGGCAAAGAGAGAACAGAGTGGCGCAATAAATCACATGTGGAAGGGCAGAGACGCATCATACAAGGCGTTCCATATTCGCCTGAAAAACAAGTATGGAGCGGCCAAGGATTTAGGTTGTTCAGTGTGCGGAAGGAAGGATAACGACACCAGTTACAACTGGGCCAATCTGACCGGACGATACAGCGACATAAGCGATTATGCGCCGATGTGCCTTTCCTGTCATAGAAAATATGACGCAAAACGACGGAGGGAATTGCGATGCAAGACAATGTTCTTACGTTAGGCAGTCTCTTCGACGGCGTGGCCGGTTTCCCGCTTGCGGGAGCGATGTGTGGGATAAAGACGCTTTGGAGTAGTGAAATTGAGCCATTTTGCCTGAAAGTAACGGCGGCGCGGTTCCCGGACGTGAAGCAGCTCGGCAGCGTCACGGACATCGACGGCGGGGCGGTGGAGCCGGTGGACATCATCAGCTTCGGAAGCCCGTGTCAGGATTTGAGCGTGGCCGGGAAGCAGCTCGGCATACACGAAGGCCAGCGGTCCAACTTGTTCTTTGAAGCCGTGAGGATCATAAAGGAGATGAGAGCAGCCGATGAGCGCATTGGCAGGACAGGTAAGCATATTCGACCTCGATTCGCGGTTTGGGAAAACGTCCCCGGAGCGTTCAGCAGCAACAAGGGCGCGGACTTCCAAGCCGTCCTCCAAGCCCTCGCAAGCGTCCGTGAAAACGACGTATCAATTCCTCAACCTAAAAAGTGGGGGGGTGCTGGGTGCGTCGTGGGAGACGGCTGGAGCCTTGCCTGGCGGGTCTACGACGCTCAATACTGGGGAGTTCCCCAGCGTCGCAAGAGAATCTACCTTGTCGCAGATTTTGCAAGCGAACGCGCCGGAGAAATACTATTTGTCACCGAAGGCTTGCGCGGGCATTCTTCGCAGGGCGGAGAAGCGCGGGAAGGAACTGCCGCCGATGCTGAAAGAAGCGTTGGAAGAAGCGGTGGCGTTAGGTGTCTGAATCCGTGGGATGCGCAGAGCAAGCGCCAGTTTGATGTGAACGGCGTATATCATACCCTCCAGGCATATTCTGGGGGGGTGGAAGAGCAGACGGAATCTGTTACTCAACCTCTGAAAATTTTAGGGGGGGGGTACTGGCCGCAGGATTCAAAGGGTGCGCAGGCGCGAAATCGGGAAGTACAGGATTCGGAATCGGGGTAAGCCCGACGCTCACGGCGCAACTGCAAACGCATACCGTCTACGCGCTGCAAGGCAACGGCATAGACCGTGCGGACACGGCGGGGTGCAATGGATGTGGATGGCGCGAGGGCGAGATGTACACGCTGAACACGATAGATCGTCCGGCGATAGCTTTCCAGCAGAACCAGCGCGACGAAGTGCGGGACATGGGTGAACAGGCTGGAGCGTTGACGGCGCAACCGGGAGTTCATAACCAGAATTATCTGTGTTACCCAGATAAGGCCCGAACGTTGGCGGCGCGGCACGATAGTAGCCCTTGCGTGGACAGGGGGCAGAATGTGGTCGCAATAGACTGTCGAAACATGGTCGGGAATGAGGAACTTTCCGCGACACTCCAGGCGAAGAACGAGGGCGGGTTTTCACTGAACTATGTGAATCCGATATGCTATCGCAACAGCGGATACGGTGAAATGGTAGAAGGTATCGGAACCCTCCGCGCTAACGGTGGAGATGCGGGGGGGTACGGAGAGCATCGTCGTTGAGCGTGTATGAGAACCACGGGCAAGATACAAGGTATAAAGGCCCTGTTGATGTATCACAGACAGTAAGCGCGACATTTGGAATGGGCGGCAATAATACGCCGTTCGTGGTGGAGAAGCATGAATGAGACTGGTTTATCCGAACGTGACTGGTGCGCTGTGCGCGAAGATGGACAGAGGACTGTCCGGGCAGGACGCCATGAACGATATGCTTGTCGTTATGCAAATTATACAGGGGGGGGTATAGCGGCAACGCTTGACGCCAGCTATTACAAGGGCCCCGGCGCGAGAAACGGAAAGGAGCGTGAGTTCTTGGCGGTAGAGAGTGAAAAGCCAACGCACAAGTACATCGTGCGCCGTCTGACGCCCACGGAGTGCGCGAGGTTGCAGGGTTTCCCGGACGAGTGGTGCGAGGGGCTGGGCGGAAGTGACAGCGCGATCTACAAGGCGTATGGGAACGGATTGGCGCTGCCCTGCGCGTATGACGTGATGCAGAGGATAGCGCGGTTTGTGGAACGAGAGAGGGAGGAAAAGCAAGTTGGATGACAAGGCGTTGAAGATTGTTCGGGATTACATTATCGAGCATCTGGACAAGAGCGATCCGGAGCCGAAGTTTGAGGTGTTTATGGTCTGGAAGGCCAAGGCGCTTCAGAACTGGAAGTACCTGATCTCCAGCACGCTGCTGGACGGCATGTACTACGAGCTGACCTACAACGGCGACAAGAAGGAATGGTACCTGGACGCCTACAAGAAGTTTGAGAACCGTGTGATTAAGGAGGATTAACCAATGGAACAGACGACGATCAAGACCCCGAAAAAGACGGCGGCGCTTGCGCCGAAGGCACCCCAGGCTGTGGCGAAGAAGCAGGGCACGGTGGTGGACTATCTGAACAACGAGAAGTTCAAGGAGCAGTTGGCGGCGGCGCTGCCGAAGTTCTTTGACGGTGACAGGTTTGTGCGAAGCGCACTGACTGAGTTCCGGCTGAACCCGCAGTTGGCTGAGTGCAGCGTGCCGAGCGTGCTGGGCTACTTCATGCAGGCGGCGGCATGCGGTCTGGAGCCTGCCAGCGCCTTGGGCCAGTGCTACCCGGTTCCGTTCAACAACAAGAAAACCGGGCAAAAGGAATGCCAATTCATGCTTAGCTGAACAATGCGGTTAAGTAAAACTGTGTGAACCCGATTACTCAGGGGTGTGCCGGAAACGGTGCTAACGGGGAAACCCGCCATGGAAGGGCAATCCCGTGCTTTAGGAGAGAACATGATAGCCATTTACAAGATCACCAACACCACAAACGGAAAAATCTACATCGGTTCATCGGGGAATTACCGGAAGCGATTGCAGAAGTGGCGCGACTGGCGGAATTGCGCAAGCAATCCGAAACTGATACACGACTTTAAGACCATCGGTTTTGACAAGTTCAGTTTCGAGGTCGTGCAGGAGTTGCCGCCAGGAACGACCCGGCAGGAGCGCGAGCGGATTGAGTACGACTGGATTCACCGCTTGCAGCCAGAGTACAACACAATCGGCAAGCAAAGGCCACCGGAGACGATTCAGAAGATCGTGGAAAAGCGGCGGGGCGTGAAGCAGCCGAAGGAGGTTGTCGAGCGGCGGACAAAGGCGCTTCGTGAGCGGTATAAGAGGATACCGCGGGATGGTTCGTGTACGTTCAAGCCGGTCTATGTGGTGGAGACGGGCGAGACGTTTGAGAGTGTAAAGGCGGCGACTGTCGCGCTGGGATGCGCAGATGGTTGCGTGAGCAGGGCATTGAAGCATCCGAATTATACGGTGAGAGGCTATCACGTTCGATACCTGGAGTGTAGAGACTAACCGTGATGAATGTAGCGGTGTAGGGCCGGAGATGAGTTGCGGCCCGAAGTGCATGGCATCCGAAAGGATGAAGATATAGTCCACTCCCGCGGGATGGTAAACCGCGGGGCCAAGTGACAGAGGAATGTTGAGTATCGCCCGCAGAAGTGGTGAGATCGCGTCCGTGGTGGCCGAAGTCGTCCACGAGAAGGACGAGTTTTCCATCGAGTACGGTATGGAGCCGAAGCTGATCCATAAGCCGTACATCGACGGCGATCCCGGTGCCATGCGTGGCGCGTATGTGGTGGTGCGCTTCAAGGCTGAAGGCATTGAGCCGCTCATCAAGTACATGCCCAAGGCAGAGATCGACAAGCACCGCGCCCGGAGCAAGGCCAGCAACTACGGCCCTTGGGTGACGGACTACGAAAGCATGGCGCTGAAAACGGTATTCAGGAGCGTGTTCAAGTGGCTGCCGGTCAGCATCGAGCAGATTCAGGCGACGACAACGGATGGCGCGGTTTCTCGGTACAATGCCAACGCCAAGTCGGACGACATCGAGGACCTTGTGGAAGTCGATTTTGTTGCCGCCGAGGACGACAGCCGCGTGACCGCCGAGGAAGCGGTTGAGCAGTTCGCAAACGGCGCGGAGGACAAGCAGGAAGGATGATTTCAAGCATCATGCCGACTGACATCTACAAGAAAATTCCGCGTCCCAAAACGCCATTGCCAACAGGCGAAACATTCAGTGACAGGCTGTGGTGGCTGATGGAAACGCATGGAGATTCCGCATTGAAGGTCAGCAGGTTTGTCAATGTAAGCTGCAAGACGATATTCACCTATCTTTCAGGCCGTGAAAACCCGAAGGTGAGGGTGGTCATCGCGCTGGCACGCCACTACGGCGTAACAACTGACTTCCTGCTTGGCCTGTCAGATGATCCAAACGGGGCGTCCCATTAAATTGAGCCGTTGATGACGGCGGGCGCGGCGGTGGGTTGATATAGATAGATGGATGAACGGTTGCAGGACGGATGAACGATATACTCAGACGGATAAACGGAAGGAGAAAATAAGAGATATGCGTGGAGGATAACAGCGTGAA